GGATAAGCTAATCAGTGAAGTAGATGGACGTCGCGTTTTAAGCTATGGCCTCAGCTCATATGGATATGACATTCGCTTATCACCTAAGCAATGTTTAATTTTTGGACGTATTCAAAAAGGTGATTGTGATCCTAAAGATTTTGATACAGATATCCTGACAAATGCAGAGTTACTGGAAGACGAGAAAGGCCAATATTTTATTTTGCCGCCATATGGATACTGCCTTGGTATCGCTCAAGAACGCATTAAACTTCCAAGGGATGTTACTGTTGTTGCCGTAGGTAAATCAACATATGCACGATCAGGAATCTTGGTAAATATTACACCAGCCGAAGCTGAGTGGGAAGGCTACCTTACGTTAGAAATAAGCAATTGCACTGGTTTGTTCAATCGTATTTACGCTGACGAAGGCATTACACAACTTTTGTTTTATCGTGGATACCCCTGCGAGGTATCCTATCAAGATCGAAAGGGTAAATATCAAGACCAAAAGAAAGAAATTGTATTTTCCAAACCATGACTAAAGTTTCTTTTAATGATCTCCAAGAACGGCTTAATGCTTTAGAGATTATTTATGAAAATGTTATTGAGCTAGATAATAATGAGCTGAGCGATAAATTAATGTGTTATCGTTCAGACAATATTCAGTGGGTATTAAACATGCTTGAAGAACCTTTTAGGCAAATCTTAGAAGCATTAGAAACAGAAGAAGCAAACTATCAATAGGTTTAAAAACCCTTAAAAGTACCAGAAGATCCGCCTGGTTTTTGTGCATAGTTTGTGCTGCCTGTAACACCAATCTTGTCTCCTAAGGTTGGCACATTTGTTCCTTTAATATTTGCTTCTGTACGAGGAGTTTTTCCTCTAATGCCAGGCTCATCATGCAGTGCGGCTTGCCTAAATCTTCCAGAAGCCCTAGCAGCTGCTAAGAATTTTTGCGCTCTAGCTTCTCCTACTTCGTTGCTAGTGTTGGCTTTTTCTGCTGTTTGTTTTTCAGATTTATCAAGGTTTCTGGTGTCAACTGTATAAGCACTACCTGGGCGTAAATCATCGGTAGCTGCTGCAGAAGATCCACCATGAGAAGTGGGGTCATAGCTTTGTTTTACAAAAGCTTTACCACCTTTAAAGTTTTGTTCTGAGGCGTTAAATTTTCCCATGATAATATTTTAATTGATAGAACCTATGCATCAAATATTGCAATGTACGCCACTGATCCGGACGATTTTTTAAATCAATTCATTACTAGTGATGATGAACTGCAAAAACGAATGGCGTGCTGTTGTGATTTTGGTGCGCCCTTGGCCACCGCAAAGGCTGACGTTCCGCTGTATGATCAATATAACCGTGGTTTAACACTATGTCAGGACGACAATCCCAGAACGAATTTAGCGTTGGAGGGCAAGAGGCCCGGCGTGACTGGTTCTATTCCGTCGATGGAGGAAGCGGGGCAGTATCCGGGTACTATTCCGACAGGGAAAAAATTAATGGTGAACTTGAATCCAACGTATCGTTAGGATGCGTTGAGGGAATTTGCCCAGTACCCTGGGCAGTAACAGATCATTTGTCTGTGGCTCCAAAGGGGGATCCAGTGAACCATCCTGAGCATTACACAGCAGGCAAGGTGGAAGTCATTGACATCTTAGAGCAGGCAGTAGAGGACGCCCCTGACCCAATCTCTGGCGGCTTGCTGTGGCAAACCCTTAAATATCTATTACGTATTTGGTATAAAGGCAATATGCTCCAGGACGCAAAAAAAGCGCGTTGGTATCTTAATCGTTTAATTGATCACCTAGAGCGCAACTACGTTTAAAAAGGAGCCACCAAGTCTTCGCCGTCGTCATCTTCTTCCATACAGGCGACGGCAAGATCATCTAGCTCCAAGTCGGTTGGAACGTCAAATTGAAGAAAAATATTTTCCTTATCAAGGATGGTTTTAATAGCTTCCCATTCCATCAACCTGCGATAGTACAGGTTGAGAAGAGCGCTACGCAGTTCATCCCATGTCATCTCTTCAGCTGCAAGCTCAGCTTTACGCATGGAAAATTGCAACTCCAAAGGAAGCTCAAATTCCCTGGGTTCAACAGAGTCTTCCATCTGAGTCGGCAAGCTTTTGTAATTGTATTCTAGAGCCGGTCTTCTTGTCCATCGTTTGAAAACTGAAAAAGATAATCCAGAGATTTGTCCGCCATTGGAACCAGGGAGCCGTTAATGGAAAAGTTGTTTGCAAATTCTGCAAGAACATAAGGATTAATTTTTTGTTCTAGTTTTCGGATCGCGTTTGTTTGTTCAGTAGATGCGGCATAGCCCCTGAAAGCTGTTAGCAACAAATCTTCACATTTTTTAATGGGTTGTTTTATTTCGGTCAGGAATAGTCCGCTCTCTTCCCTGCGTCGTTCCAGGAGGTTACCAATTACCTGGTGTTCTTGATCAAAAATCCATTCAGAAAATTCTTCTGTTACACCTTCCCAATCTTCTATATCAATACAATCAATTAATGAGCTATAAAGAAATGGCTTCCAACCAACTGAATGAACAAAAGAAATTAACGCTTGCTTCATATGTTCATCTAAACGTAAATTCAATTTGTTTATTTCTTGTTCAATAATATTTACTTCGTGCAAAAGATAATCCAATGCTTTTTGCTTGGTGCAATAGTGACCAAGCTTTACAGGTGCGCCGTCTGGATAGAATTGTGTTCCAAAACCAAGCGTGTAGGGAGATTCTCCTGTTTCTGGATCAGCATAGGCTTTTTCATTAAAGCCTTCGTACTTACAGATTAACTCCAGAGCAGGAGAAAAGTTTTCCATGGGAGCACAATATGTACTCCCATCATACACATCTTAACTGTAGATGTTAGCCTTGACCACGGCTTTTTTTGCGTCCATGGGAAGGCTTAGAGTGCTGGCCGTTTCCTTGGCGTGTCTTTTTGGGTTTGGACTCAATCTTGTTTGCATCAACTTTAGTTTTGGCCATGGGTCAGAGACGAACAGCTTGTATCCTACCAGAGATCGTTGCACGCCCAGTAACGTGGGGTGTTTTTGTCCATGGGCTTGTCGCACCCCATGCGTGATCGGAAGTTAGCACGACGGTCCTTGTCGTGGTGTTGCGTGTAGTCCTCGTATCCCCTGGCGCCGTAACGAAGTATCTTCTCTTCTCCGTTGTGACAAGACTTGACAACTTTCTTGTGTTTGTCCCCAGGCGGTGCTTTCTGTGGGACGTTGCATTTCATCTGGTCTTTTTGATATCTGTGTGCAGCACCAGCAGCTTTTTTATGTTGTTCAGACATTAGAAACTATTCCAGGACGAAAAGTCAGCAAATGAACTACTCTTGGAGCTACCTGCAAGACTGGGGAAAAAATTTCCTATTGAATTAATTTTACTACTAGTACTTGCTTTAATTGTTCCAAAGGGATTGGAACTGTCTGAAAATGAATCTTCTGTATTGGCAAAGGGATCACCAATGCCAAATTCATCCGAACTGGAAGACTTACTCCCTTGAGTTGTAAATGTTGCAAAATAATTAGAATCGTCAGCAAAAGGATTACCAATTCCAACTTCATCTGAACTAGTGTCACCAAAATAAGATGAAAGATTTCCTGATGTTGTTACGCCAGATGTTGTTGTATTTGTACCAGCAAAAGACAAAGCCTCGGTCAAGCTAGTATCCCCAAACAAGGATGCCATGCTTGATAATTGAGCCATTGCATCACCAGATGTTGAGACGCCTAAAAATTTCTGTGCCCCTCCAGGGGAATATGCTGCGTTGAGAAGATTGATATCTTCTTTGCTAGAACCCGGCATAAAATCAGAATAAAACTGATCTTCATTACCGTTGTATCCAGCCTTCTTAAAAATTGCATATACACCACTTGCAGCAGTAGTTATCCCACTGGGTTCAGTTTCTCGTTGAATATATTCAACGCCAAGGTTTGACTGTGTAGGAGTTTCTGTTTTACTTATTAGATCTCCAATTTTTTTCTTAATTGTTGTGGTTGAATCTTGGCTTAATGCAGAAGTTAATTCGTTTTTAATTTCAGTCAACGAAGCGTTTGCATCTAGCCCATAAGAAGAAAGTAATTTTTGCCACTGTGGGTTATCTTTTTGCAAGTTAACTGCCTGCAAAATTTGATCAACGTAATCAGCAGGCTTGACAAACTGACCAAAGACTGAACCAATTTTATTTGCTTTATCTATTAAGTATGGAGTCAAGACTTGTGAGATATAGAGTTTGGCAATCTGAGGCGCATAAACATCTGGTGCCGCATCAAAAGATTGAATGACTGCATTGCCACTAGCATCTTTTATAATGTTTCCCTTGGAATCTTTTTCGGGTGCGTTTTGTCCTACTAATTGATAATGTAATTTTGCAAAGCTATTTTTATCGTTAACATCTAAGCCATATCGGTATGCTTGCTGGGTCCAATTAACTGGATTACCATACTCATCTGTAGTTGTTTTTCCTTGCTTTGCGGCTTCCCAATCAGCATTTACTTTTGCTGATTGATTTAACGCCTTAACACCTGCTGCCGTATTAGCGTAATCTCCAAATGCCGAGCCAGGGAGCATCGGATTATTTGGATCACCAATGCCATTGGTTTTTAAATATTGGTTTGGATCAAAATAATATTCTCCATTAAATTTGCTATCACCTAATTTTTGAAGATTTGTGTACCACTGAGTAACACTTGTTTGGGCCGCCAGCTTAAGGGCGTCCATTCGGTCTTGAGTTTGGAAAGGGTTTTGTGTATTTTTTGTAACATCAATATAATCTTGAAATTCAGAAATTGATTGTGATGTATCAAAACGAGGTTTTAAATATTGACTGAAAAAGTCTTTAGCAAATTGCGCATCTTTGTCCATCCGTTTATCGGGGACAATATAATCAACAGGTCTTTTGTCATAAATTGTTTTTGCATTTACATCATTTGGATTTGCTTGAAGTTTGTTATACGCATCATCATATTTAACCCAGCTTGCAAGCGTTTGAGAATCTACGTAGCCAGCAGTTTTTAATTGTGTTTCATAATTTAACCAAGTTGATTGAGTTGTTTTTCTGTTGTTAACAGAAACATAGTCCGTAGGTACTTCAGAAACAATTGCCTTAGCTAAAAAATCATTTGGATTAGTTTTTAAAGTTGCATACGCATCATCATATTTTTTCCAACCAGTAATAACTGAGGGGTCAACAAAACCATTCGCTTTGGTGCGAAGGAGTGGAGGGATATAATCATTTGGAATGTCAATGTTGCCAGCATATTTTTTTTCAATTTGATTATTAAACCAATCTTGCCAATTATAAATTAATCCGTTTTTTGTTCCGTAAATATTATCTAATCCAAGATCCAGTTTAAATGGTTGTTTAGAGCTAAACTTTTGACCCGTGGTAGCCATTAAACCACCGATGCCTGTATCACCAAGGATTGAGTTGTTTATATCTGTTTGCATTGCTTGCAAATCTTGCCCAATTGGCAATGATTTCAACATAGAGATTGTTGATTCTTGTTGTTTAGCAAGTTTTAATTGATTGATGGTTTCCTTTAGAATGTCTGTTCGCATTTTGCCAAACTGAGTTGTTTGTGCTGCTTCAGAAGCTTGTACTGAATTAGTAAACGCATCGTTAACTGCTGGAGCATAATTTGTTAATTCTTTAAAAGTGTTGTCGTTATTTAACTTAACAATTGAATCTATTAATGTTTTATTTGCATCAATAATTTTTTTATCTTCGGGATTGTTTGCGTTAAGAATTGCTACACGTGCCAGCAAACTTCCAAAAGAAGTTTGATCAGTCAACATTGTATCTTTAACTCCAAGGCTTTTAGTTAATTTGGTCCATGGTCCTCGGATGTTTGTGTCAAGTTTTGCAAGGGCTGCATCACTTTGCGCTGAATTCCATAGTTTTTGGGCTTCGGTATTTTTGGTTATAAAAGTAGAAAGCTCTTGTGGCACATCTCTGAATTGATAGTTAGTTTGCCCTTGCTCAGTAACTTGTTGTAAGCCAAAAATTTTATTCTGTACTTCATCTCGCACCATTTGAGCCTGAGCATCTGACTGCCCAGGGAATACTTTTTCGGTGTAATCAGTTACAAGTGGAGATAAAGAAGATGATTGGCTACCTCGAATTGATTTAATTTGTGCGGAAGTTTTTGTTGGATCAGTTATCTGCTGAAGGTAGTCATACTTGGCGTAAGACTCTTTACTGCCATAACGCTTAAGCATATCTAAATCATTGTTGTCAACAGCTTGATCCCAGATGGCACCAGCTTTTTGTCCAGAAACAACTTCATTTAAATAGTATCCCTTTCTGCCATCTGTATAAGTATTAAAATCAGACCCAAAATCAGTTCGTTGTTTTACGGAACTGCTAAGAATACCCGGGTCGGTAGAGGAATCCCATTTGGGAATTTCTTTTTCTGTGTCATAAAAATTACTAAAGTGGCCAGTGTTACCAATTATCCGATCAACTTCTCTTGTTGCATCCGCATCAGATAATCCAGCTGCAGTTAAA